TATTCTGTCATTGAATTTTCAGATCTACTTCAGTCCGATGGAAGTCCGCATTATGCTTCTACGCTAAATGGCTTGGATATGACTAATCCTAATGTCTATATCACAACAACTGCTGCATTGACTTTAGAAAACTCAAGCAAGAATAGTCCGAATCCGTATGTAGCACCACGATGGAAAATATTCAAATATGATGCCTCGCGCTTTCAGCTTTGGATCAATCAACCCGAATATTTGGATAATGGTATTAGCGGATTTACTGATGGAATAAACAATGGCTTTTCATTGACATCAACCGATGCTACATGGCTTAAATCGTATTCGACTTGGCTCTATAACAATGACGTTGATGCCTGGAATTCTATCAAGGCAAGCTCCGGTGATTCTTCTACATCTGATTTGTTTTATGCAAATTTGCAAACCACTGTATCGTTTGATCCGGGTGCAACTGCATCTGGCGAGCATTATGCCTGGTACGTTGGCCGTGAAGCTCCAATTACCTTTACTGATGAGACGGGTGCTATAAAGACTACGCTCGATGTTCGCACGGGCAATATTATAGGAAATGCAATCGTTACAAGCTATGCTGATGACGAGATTGCTCAGAATGATGCTAAGTCTCGCATTCGTGTATTGACGCCTGCGGCTATACGTTCATTCTCGGAAGCATATGAGGAGATGATCAATAATGGCTAATTTCGCCACGGGCATATCAAAGAATTCGGCTTTAGCATTTACGCCGACATCATATCTTGTAGACTCGATAATTCTGAGGAATCATCATGGTCGTACACTTGATATTCGCATGATTGTGACTGAGATCGAGATCACTGAAAGTCTCTATCTTCCATCCGTCATGATTAAACTATCAATCAAGGATAGTGTTAATTTATTTGAAGAGCTTGAGCTCATTGGTCAAGAAACAATTGAGATTAAATTGCTTCGCCAGGATAATGCCCAAGACGCGGCCAAAAAGACCGTCACTATGTCGTTTTTTGTAACTGAGTATCCTGTTTATGGTAGACCGCAAGCCGTACAGCATACTCAAGTCTATTCAATTGTTGGTATAAGTCAACATGCGTACATCTCTCAATTTAAGTCGATCTCTAGAGCCGTAAGTGGATTGACGTCAAAAGTCATGTCTGACATTTTTATCAATGATCTTTATGTTAATCCGGCTTACATGACAATGCGAGGTGAACCCGTGACGCAGTTCAATGGCATCATTCCTAACATGAGACCGCTAGATGCTTTAGAATGGCTGCGCCGCCGTACTTTTGACAAGGATGGTTCTCCATTCTTTCTGTATGAGACGATCTCCGAAGGTATCAATCTACGTTCGTTGACTAATCTTGTGAATCCAGATACAAACTGGCTCTATTACACATATACCGATTCTCGCGGATTCAATCGTGAAGCACTGAGCAAAGAAGACTATGTGCAAAGAGCTCAGCGTATTCTAGACATCTCTTCATCCATGAAGTTGTCTAAACCTTTATCTGGAAGCGATGGTGCATACTCTTCAACCAATCATTTTGTCGACATATCAACTAAGTCATATACAACCAAGGTATTTGATTACGATAAAGATTTTGACGTCAAAAATACACTGGAACAAAAGTCTACGTTCTCTAAGAAGTTTACATTACCTATTGGTGGACCCAAGAGCAAACTAGTTTCGCTAAATGAAATGCCTCTGGCTCATCAAGAATTCATTCCTACAAATTCTTTAGCATTTTCAAATAATGCAACAATATCGAATTATCAAGGTATGGCCAGGGATTTGATTCATAAGGCTTCAGCATTCGAAGAGAATTTTGAGACATATGTTCATGACATTGAACTATGCGGCGACTTCTCATTCAATCCTGGCCGTCGAATTAAATTACAATTCCCCAAGGCAGAAGATCCTACGGCCAATAAAGCTGGATCAAATGTTAAAGATAATAATCGCTTTGACCGTACGCTATCTGGATATTATCTGGTAACTGGAGTTGTGCATCGCTTTAAAGGTGATGCCTATTATATTCGCGCCCGTGTGAAACGCGATTCGCTATCATTTAATCTGACATAAATTATATTATGCATTCAACAGCTGATTCATTCATGAAGAACGGTGCACCATTTGTGTGGTTTACCGGCGTAGTCGAGGACGTCATTGACCCATTACAAATGGGCCGGGTGCGTGTCCGCTGCTTTGGCTTTCATACTGATAATAAGGATCTGATTCCAACGGCATCGTTGCCGTGGGCAGTCGTTATGACTCCGATTACATCAGGCTCTATTTCTGGTATCGGCCGCTCAGCCACAGGCATTCTTCCCGGTTCATGGGTCGTAGGTTTCTTTCGCGATGGCTCTTCTGCACAAGATCCACTAGTGCTTGGCAGTATTCCATCGCAGACAATCGGGGGTCCTGCAAGTGTGGGCTTTACAGATCCTAGCGGAATCAATCCGCGTAATCCAGGAGCCATCGATACTCCGGTACCGGCGACAAATCAGTATCGCTCTAGTCAAGGGTACATCACCAAGATTGATACGCGACAGACAAAGGTAGAAACGGCAATTCCTCCGAAGATGCCAACAGTATCAATTCCTGGTGCTGACTCCTATTATACTCGCAACACATGGGATTCGTGGGACGTCGTTAAAACGGTCAGACCTCTATATCCTAAGAATCATGTATGGGAGACTGAATCCGGGCACATTCTTGAAGTTGATGATACTGCGGGCTACGAACGCATCTCTGTACTTCATAAGTCTGGCACATATCATGAGATTCGTGCCAATGGCGATCAAACATTATCTGTTCGAGGAGATCGCTACACAGTCATATTTGGTACGGATAACATCTATGTCAAAGGTGCGGTTAATCTTACGATCGACGGAGACCTGCGCACTCTGGTCAAAGGTAACTATCACCTAGAGGTAGAAGGCAACATGACAGAATACGTGAAAGGTTCTGTGCAGACCAAGGTCGGCAATTCCGTACAAAGTGAGATCTCACAGGAAGTCGCTACGAATATAACTGAGAACTTTAAAATGCGCATTGGCGGTACTCGCGACATATTAGTTACTGGTGATAACAACGAAAACTACGGAGCTAATCACTCGCATACTACAACTGCCGATTCGACCATTACTACAATGGGCAACTTGATTAACTTTACTTTGGGCGCGATCTCATTTGGCGGAGGATCTACACTAGCCATCGTCACCGGCGATGAAATGAATATTCAAACTCCCGGCGCCGTGACTTTGACGGCTTCCGGTTTAATCAAGGTTACGTCGGATTCTAACAACATTCGCATGGAAGCCAATCGCATCGACTTGAACCCATAAGATCATTATGCCATTACCTTGTGGAAGCAATCCATTACTTCAGGCGCTAAATGCAGCTAAGAAGTCGCTGACTGATAAAGTGAATTCCCTGGTCTCTCAGGGTAAAGGAGCACTCACGGATCTGCAGGCCAAAGCTAATGCCATGAAGGCCAAGCTATTGGCAATGCTTCCTGCAATTCCTAAGCTGCCTAACTTTAAGACCGATCTGGCGGCAATGATTGGCAATACGAATGCACAAGCTCTGGCCGACTTTCAGAAAAAGTGGGGTAAAGCCGTGTCCGGTATTCAGGCTTTTATCGATAAGTTGCCAAACATCGACTTCTGCTCCGAGGTGCCCAATGTCGATGGAAAGTTGCAGCCCGATGGTACCTATGCTCCGGTCGTCAAAGCACAGGACTCACCTACTCCTTCCGAGAATGCAGAAGGCGCCGTGGCTTTGACGTCGACCGTGCAGGATGCATCAACTGAGCCTTCGGCTGGAGATTCTGGTGCAACTCAGCAAAAGTTCTATGACTATTGTACAACAGTTGGGCCGCAGGTTCATGCCGTGACGGATACATTGGTTGAGTATAAGAATAAATGGATCGATGATCAGGCTGCTCTGATTAAGAGTAAGCCATGGCGCAGACTGATCGATCAGGTAATTCGCACAAATAGTGGCTCAGTTGAAGAGTACGTAAAGACGCATACTCTGACTCCGGATCAAGCGACTCTGGTGAAAAAGGTGCGGTCCTATGACGAGCCGATTGATCAGCTCCATCGAGTCGTTATGATCCATGTCCGTTCTGTCGATCTTTATCAGGATGTTTTGGCTGGGTTCAAGCCTCAGACTGACTATGACACTTTTATCAATAATGAAGTCGCCAAGGATAACTATGCGCCGATGACTCTAAAATATATCAATCCGGATTCCGGCAAAGTGATCAATAATTCAAATTACAAGGATGGTCCTGCCAAGATGAAAGCAATTCTGGATGAGAATAAGGATCTTTCGATTGCATTTACAACTTATCTGAGGAATAAAGCAAAGTCGTGAGTTTCATATAAATACTCAGTAAGATGAGTAAGGCACTATCCGACTTAAATCCGTTGACGGGACAGAGCATCGTGGACTCACGCACCAGGGTTTTCTCGGATCTAGATATTTCATTTTTAAAGCATCCGCAGAAAAATGATATTGTGCCTCTATATGATCTGGATGCAATTCGTAATTCCGTCAAAACATTGATATTGTCTGGAGTAAATGAACGCCCATTTCATCCAGAACTTGGAACTCCTCTAGGCGAATTACTATTTGAACCGGCTGACACGTTTACGGCCATTGCAATCCGCACTGAGATTCTTCGCATTCTGCAAGAGCATGAACCGCGAGTGAATGGAGTGACCGTAGAAGTCCTAGATTATTCAGATGACAATGCCTATAACATTACCGTCGGCTTTAATATCTCAGGACGAAACTTAACCGATTCAGTCGATTTTTACTTAACCCGTCTACGTTAACTTTATGGCTCAACAGCTAAACATTACCGACCTCGATTTCGATCAGATTAAAAAGAATCTGAAGAGTTATTTCACTCGTTCAGATTCACCGTATCGTGATTGGAACTTTGATGGTTCCGGCCTGAATATGATGCTCGACGTGTTGGCCTATAACACGCACTACAATGCGGTATTGGCGCATATGTCGATCAATGAGTCATTCATCGATTCTGCTCAGATTCGTAAGAATGTAGTCTCTCATGCTAAGCTTGTTGGATATACGCCCACTTCTATTCATGCGCCTCGGGCTCAGATTGAGGTTGTGATCTCAAATGCTCCTGATACAATGGGTAGTCTTACGATTGTTAAGGGACAACAGTTTACAGCCGTGTTGGATGAGGTCACATATAGCTTTGTGACTGATGCAAACTATACTGCTTCAAATGTATCTGGTTCTTTTTCGTTTACGGCAGATAATGGTACAGCTTTGACAATTTATGAAGGCACACTTCGCACGTTGAGTTATGCGGTTGACAATTCTACGTCTACTCAGAAGTTTGTGATCGATGATTCAGGTGCTGACATGTCGACGCTACAAGTACGCGTGCGAGACCACGTTAATTCTACGGCATATACGAGCTATACTCAATACGGTACGGCTCCATATACTTCCCTTGAGACACTGGATTCTAACTCAACTGTATATTTCCTCTACGAAAATCTACAAGGAAAATACGAAGTTTCATTTGGTAATGCAATTTATGGTAAGCAACTCGGCAATTTAAATGTTGTTGAGCTTGAATTTATTTCTACACATGGAAGTAATGCTAATGGCACTTCTAACTTTACCATGGTCAATGTGCCTACTGGATTGACTGTGAGTTCATTAGTTGCTACTTCATCGGCTTCTGGTGGTGCCGCACGGGAGGGTATCGAGTCGATTCGCTTTAATGCTCCAATCTCAATTGTAACTCAGAATCGTGCAGTGACTGCCGACGACTATCGTTCATTGATTCTCAAAGACTTCCAAGATATTCAATCGATTAACGTGTGGGGTGGAGAAGATGCAGAGCCTCCGCAATATGGAAAAGTCTTTATTGCCATTAAGCCTAACGCTGCCAACGCTTTGACCAATAACCAGAAAACGGAAATCCGTGCTGCCCTGCGAAATAAGAAAGTGGTAACTATTACTCCTGAATTTGTCGATGCTGATTTTACTTATATTAGACTTGAAGCTTACTTTAAGTATAATTCCAACTTGACGCAATATAGCCAATCAGAACTTGAGAGCGTTGTACGTTCAACCATCACAGCATTCAATACGTCAGAACTGCAGCAGTTTGATAATGTGTTTCGGTATTCTAAATTCTTGCGCGCAATTGATTCTTCTGATCCGTCGATTCTGAACTCATATGCCCGTGTATATGTGTACAAAAATGCTTCATTTACGCATGGCCTTCCTGCATATCAGACATTAAATTACAATTCTGCTTTTTATGTCCCGGTTGCACCAACTGAATCTGTCATAAGTACAGATTCATTCTTGCTCAATGGCATCGATGTTGCTCTGGCTGATGAGCCAATTACTGGCGATGACGTGCTGCGCAATGTCTACATCTACGATATTCTGAACAAAAACGTTATTGTCACTTCTGTTGGATCGTTGAATCCTTCTACCGGCACATTGAATCTGTTCCCAATAAATCCTGATTTTGATGCTACTATTAAAATTACTATGATTCCTTTGGCCGATGACCTAGCGCCTCGCCGCGAGCAGCTACTTTCAATTGACGTTGCCAATACTAGTATTACCGGCAGCGTTGATACGATCTCTGTCTCTGGAGCCGCTGGTATTGCAAACTATACCACGTTCCCCAGAGCTCGTCAATAATATAATAGACGTTCATGCAAAACGAACTTCCAACTAGTGCGACATTCAACGTCGAGCTGCCGCGCGTAAATCAGACGATTCCAGAAGAATTAAGACCTTCGGCTGCGCAGCTTGTTGCTTTTTTGGAAGAGTACTATCGCTATACCAATAGCATTGGTCAGGCGTCAAATGCGCTGAATGTATTCCTGCGCGAACAGGATATTGATCACACAACTGATCCTTATTTTGCAGCTATTCAGGCCGAGATCGCTAGACCGATTCCTAACTCAAATGTTTTTGATCGCCAGACTCTCTATAAGCGCATCATTGACTATTACTCTACTCGTGGCTCTGAAGCATCAATTACCGGATTTTTTAAGATCTTCTATAATCAGGTACCGTCAATCTACTATCCTAAAGATGACCTGCTTCGTGCTTCAGATGGAGACTTTCGTGAAGATCCTGACTTTCAGGAGAACTATTATGCTGCCCGCGATTTCTTTTCCTCGATCGGGTCATCTGGTGACTATAGCGCTGGATCGATTGACTATCAGGCTGCAACTCAGACGCTGATCAATTGGGTAATGTCGCAGCTAGTATTGGGAAGCTATGTTGATAATAATGGCTTCTTGTCAGATTATAAGAAGCTTCAAGATTCAGAATATTGGCAAGACTTTTCGTATGTCGTTCATTCCGAACTGCCGGTCAATGATTGGCAGAGCGAGTTTTTAAAGCTAGTACATCCTGCGGGAATGAAGTTTTTTGGTAAATTAGAATTTGTCATAGCCACCTATAATACGTGGACTCAAGACATTCCATATACATCTTCAAATTCTAGAGATTGGTTTATTGCTCCGCCTACTTCTGGAAGTCATTCTCCAGTTAGTCAGCCTGGATGGATTACAGGTCGTAAGGCTATCAATACAATATTCTCACCGTCGCCGATTGAATCGCCCATCGCGGATGATACATTCCACACGCAGTATCCATATGCGTACAATGCTCTATCCAGCATGATGGTAAATATCTCATCGGTGAATGTCAATATAACTGACGTGGCTGCCGGATCACGTAACCAGCGCTTCTATAATGATTACGAGAACTTCCTTAAGTTCTACGATTCTGCGGCACTGAGCTCGTATTATAATGTCACCGTTGCTAATGCAATGTCTCCATACTCTGTCTTTAATACATTCCCGCCGACCACAACCGGCTCAATGACTATCATAACCCCGATATAAATAAGTAAAACCTTAACACTCTATTATGGCAGCTACAATTACTTCACCCTTTCGTAAAAATAATGCCGCGGCGCTTGTCACGTCAATAACTGGCGCGACATCTAAATACTATGTTGGCATTGGCAAGGGCGATCCGTGGACCGGTGAGGGCGTGAGCGGCTTTTCTGCGCCGACCCCTTCTTCAGGCTTTCGCGAATCAATTGAGGCACAGAACAATCTGATGTGCATAAAGAAGGTTGAAACAACTAAAGCCGCACTAGTATTTCCTAACTTTGCATGGGCAACTGGTACGCGATATAAGCAATATGATCCGTCCAATGACGCTTGCTTTTATCAAGAATCTGTGTCTCTTTCAGGTGGTCCTTATATCTACAATCCTTGCTACGTTGTATCAAATAACAAAGTCTATCTCTGTGTCCGCTCTGCTTTGGTTGGAGATTCTACTGCTGGCGCTACGGCCGGAGTCGTTGCTCCCTCTACCTACCAACCCACTGGAACTTCTTTGACGGCGCTTGAAGGTAGCGATGGTTATTACTGGGCATATCTGTATAGCTTGGATACTGGCGATACTCTTAACACTACGCTGTTTAAACGTTTGCCAGCAGATCCGATCAATACTGGTTCTACGACTGGTCTGAAGGGTGCGGTCGTCGGATATCGCGTTGTTTCTGGCGGTACTGGATATACCACAATCTCCGCGGTGAGTATTGTTGGTGATGGCACCGGCGCTACGCTGAATGCTGGGCAGGTCCTCATGTACGGTGGTGCGATTGTAGGCATTAAACCGCCGACAACCATTGGAGCAAATTATACTTCTGCTCAGGTCGTAATTACCGGTAATGGTACTGGCGCTGTCGTAGTACCGATCATCTCACCAATCTTTGGATATGCTTACAATCCGACCAATGTGCTTCCCTGTTGGTTTGCTGGAGTCAATGTGACGTTTGATCCAAGTGTGGATAGCACTCACCTTTTGAATGTGAACGATTATCGCCAGATCACATTGATCAAAGACCCCGAGGCAGCTGTTAAGCTGACTTTCTCGGCATATGGTTCTTCGAAGACTATTGCTGATTTGTCTGTTGGTGGAGTGTTTACATATTCCTCTGGTGCTCGTGGAGTTATTGTCGGCATTGATACAAATGCTTCGCCAAATGCAGTTTATATCCGTCAGACTGATATCGGATATCCTGCTTCGACTGCATCCTTTGCTTCCACTAACGTGACGACCTATACTCCTCCGTCGGGTTCGACCTTTACTGCCACGATCAGTACCGTTACTGTAAATTCATCGGTAGTTCTGTCTGGATTGAAGTATCTGCAGTATGCAGCCAACAATACGCAATTAGCTGCTGCCACAGTTGATTCCATCATCTATCAGTCCACAACCGGCGCAACCGCTTACATGGACTACTATGATGCGACTACCTTTCGTTTGTACTATCACCAAAATGATACGTCAAGTTCTAATACAATTCCATTTGCGCAGTCTGGTACTTCTAATGCAATTACGGTAAATGGCACTTCCATCAGTACGGCATATGCTTGCAGTATGTGCGGCGAATATGTGCCTCGTTCGGGTTCTGTCTCATTCCTTGAAAATCGTGTGGCTATCTCCAGAGCTGCTAATCAATCTGAAGATGTTAAGCTTATCGTGCAATTCTAATAATAATAAATCATTCAATGTTCTCGAGCAACCTTACTACCTATCCCGCGTCTCCGTACTACGACGATTTTAAAGCAAATGTCGATGGTAATGGAACGAGTCCGGTCAAAAACTACCTGCGCATTCTGTTCCGCCCGGGCCGCTCTGTGCAAGCTCGAGAATTGACTCAGCTGCAGACAATTCTTCAGTCACAGATCAATAAGTTTGGCGCATCGGTTTATCATGATGGCACTCCGGTGATCAATGGTCTATGCACCATGGATGATACGGTGAGCTGGGTTAGTTTCTCATCGTTGTCCGTGACGGCCGCATCGCTAGTTGACACTATCATTCGTGATGGCGCTTCGCCTACGCCATTGACTGCCCGCGTACTTGGTACTGCAGTGGTTGGCGGAATTACCAAACTCTACATTAAGTATACGAATACTGGATTAAATAGCTCGACGGCTCGCACTGTATTCTTGGCATCCAGCACGTTGTATACTTCGGCCGGTGCTAGTATTGGAACTGCTTCTTCCTCTTCTGCCACTGGTACAGCATCGATGATTTCCGTTGACAATGGCGTGTATTTCATTGCTGGTTCATTCATCGAAGTCATTGCTCAAAAGATCTTTGTTGATCAGGTTTCTGGATCTACTCCTAACGGCTTTGCCACGTTTAATGTAGTGGAGACTGTTAAGTCATATGTTGACGACTCTAATCTATTGGATAATGCCAATGGGTCTCCTAACTTTTCTGCGCCCGGCGCCGATCGTTATAATGTCGATTTGGTACTTGAATTCAGAACTACAGCCGACTGGGATACATTAACTTCAGCTGGTAATACTACACGCGTTAAACTTTTGACAATCCTGGATGGTAAGGTTTTTGTCAAGCAAACCACTGAGTACTCTGCTATAACGGACGTGCTAGCTCAACGCACATTTGAAGAGAGCGGTAACTATACAGTTCGGCCGTTTCAACTTGATATTCGCGAATATGATACTGCACTGGATCCTCGCGGTATTGGTACAGGAGGTAATGCAGCCGACAAATTTGTGGTCGGAGTCGAACCTTCTGTGGCATATGTTGAAGGATACCGCATTGCGCTAAATGCACGTAAAGATATTCCGGTTCTTAAGCCTCGTGCTGGAAGCCTCCTGGAATATAACAATGCAGATCTGGCCTTTGTGCAGAGTGCGTCATTTGGTCTGATGCGTGGTAACTATATTACCGGCGTGATTGATACTTCTGCCAGCAGCACATCAATCCCCAATATTGCTGATACTTCAATTCAATATACTTTTCGTAAGTATAATGCCACGGCATTTACTGGCGCTGTGATCGGCACATGCCGTATTAGTTCAATTGAATTGATTTCCGGATCGACCTATCGCCTATATCTGTATGATGTCAGTATCTCTAGTGCAATCTATAATGCAAAATCAGTGACTGATGCCTTCGAACTTGGTAATTCTTCTACTGGATTCCGTTTCATGGCAAGCTCGAGTGTTACCACAGCAACGTTTGTTCTATCAGATACTGCGCATGACACGGCACTATTCCCATTGCCTTATATTACGGTAAAGAGTCTAAAACAATCCACTTCGGCAAATCCGACTATCACGTATTATACGCGCCGTCGGTATTCTGGTACTGCAAATGGCTCTTATCAGATCACTATCAGCGCATCTGGTTCTGGGGCGTTTTCTTCATCTCACACGACTGACTATGTCTGTCATAATGTGACCGCGCATAAACCGATCATTCCTACACTTGTTACGGGTTTTGGAACTTCATCGGTCACGCTTACTTTTGCCTCTGCTGATGCAACCTCCGGTGATACTATTCAAGCACTAGCTACGGCTGCCTATACTGGAACTCAACGTACCAAAACTCTTACTTCTCCTTCAGCCATTACGTTGCCTAAAGCGGGTGGCTCTTTGAGTCAGAAAGACATCTATAAAATTGTATCAATCTTTGATACTTCTGGTACTCCGATCAACGTCACTGACCGATATATTCTGGATAATGGTCAACGCGATACTTACTACACGACCGGTTCAATTTCTTTGAAACCTGGAGCGGCTGCCCCAGTGACAACGAACGTTACTGTTACATTTCAGTATTTTGCACACGGTTCTGGAGATTATTACTCGGTTGATTCGTATAATACCACCTACGTTCCGTATGGCAGTATTCCGACCTATAAAGGTAATCGTCTACAAGACTACATTGATTTTCGCCCAGACTTTGGCGATACATCGGCCGCTCAACCAGAACCTAATTCGATTGTCACGACTAGCCTGTATTACTATTTGCCGCGTATCGATATTGTGACTGTCGATAAGAATGGAACATTTGCTATCACAACTGGAACGTCTGCAACTGTGCCTGCAACACCGCCTACTCCGGCGTCGTCCATGGTTCTCTATAAACTTCAGATTCCTGCTTATGTCTATTCTGTTGTGGATATTGGAGTGACATATGTCGATAATAAGCGATACACGATGTCAGATATTGGTATCTTGGAACGTCGTATCTCCAAGCTTGAGTATTATACATCGATGTCGCTGCTTGAACAGACAACTAATCAGAAGCAGATTCTAGCTGACAATGGAGCTCAACGATACAAGAATGGTTTTGTGGTTGATTCATTTGTCGGTAGTAGCGTGGGTAATACCAAAGATTTGGGCTACATTTGCGCCATTGATCAGGCCAATCAGCAACTACGACCGTTCTTTATTCAGGGCAATGTTCGCTATTTTCCTGGTACAATTGGCGGCAATATCACAGCCTATTCAAACGGTATTGCGATGCTTAAATCGACAAACGCGGCACTGATTACTCAGCCCTATGCGTCATCTTCGATCAATGTAAATCCTTATAACGTGTTCTCATGGGATGGATCATTAAAGATCTCTCCTTCAACCGACGTATGGCAAGACACAATTCGGTTGCCCGATGTTGTGATCAATGATAACTCGGTATTTGATGCCGTTACAGCTTTGGCTAATAATGGCGTGCTCGGCACCATGGGTACAGTGTGGAATTCTTGGAAAACTAATTGGACTTCGACTAAATCTACTGCATGGTTTGGTGGTCATAAAACTACTGGAACGGCCAATTTCCTGAGTGATAATGATGGTGATTTGGACGATACGTTTGGTTGGCATGGAAAACTGGCTCGCGGTATTACTACGACGTCTAATCAGACGCGTACCGGTACTACTACGGAATTGGTCACTACTACAGTGAACCAATCTCTGGGAGATAAGATTGTCGATGCACGTATTGTGCCATATATCCGCTCCCGTCGCGTGTATTTCAAGGCTGCATTGCTGAAGCCCAACACTACGATGTACGCTTTCTTTGATGGCGTTCCGATTGCTACATATGTTGGAAACAATAATGGCACTAGCGGATCCGGCACCTATGTGGAATATTCGGCGCTAACTGATACTGTCACGCTGTATACAAATGATGTCGGATTGCCTAGCGCTACGGCTCTTAAGACTGATGCGTCAGGCAACCTAGAGGGACAATTCATTATTCCGAATAATACGTCCTTGCGCTTCAAGACTGGCGATCGCACGTTCTTGATCTCTGATGATCCTTTGGCCACGCAGCTTGCGGCAACGACCAAGGCTGAAGCTGTTTATTCTGCTTCTGGTTTGCTGCAGAGTGCGCAAGGCAATATTATCTCTACGCGTGTTCCTAATCTGACAAAGACTAAAGTTGCTCAGAATAAGACGACTGTGGCTAACTATGTGCAGTACAAAGATCCTTTGGCTCAGACCTTTGTGATTGGCGATATTGCTACTGGCTGCTTTATCACCAAACTTGATTTATACTTTAAGACCAAGGATTCGAATATCCCTGTTTCGATTCAATTAGTTGATGTACAGAATGGCGTTCCTACACAAAATGTGATTCCTGGTTCACAGGTCACGTTGCTGCCGGGTTCTGTCAATGTCTCTGATATTGCTGCCACTGCAACAACCTTTACATTTGACTCTCCGATCTATCTCAAACCTGGATCTGAATATGCCATGGTCGTCATGTCGATGTCCGATGGATATAATGTCTGGGTGTCTGATGTGGGCGGCTTTGATAAGACCAATAACTCCGGCAATCGTATCTCTTCGAATCCTTATGCCGGTGTGTTATTTACATCGCAGAATGCTTCTACCTGGACGCCTGATCAAACACGCGATTTGAAGTTCACTCTATATCGTGCAGTATTTACTACAAGCACTACAGATAATGACATTGCATTGAACGATGACCCATATGTCCCATCTGTGACTGTCACCGGTTTGGGCGGATCAGTTGGTCAATACACGTTGACCACTGCTTCTTCAACCTCTGGCATAATTGTTGGCCAAGTTGCAAGTGCCGCAACTGGCGTGCAATCAAATTCAATGGTTACTGCCGTTACTTCAACTACCATTACTCTGTCTCGCCCGTTGACTCAGACGATCTCTGCGGCCTCGATTGAATTCAAAGCGCAGGATGGTATGGATGCCAGTATCATCAATGTTACAACTCAGGAACTAAACTTTAATCAAACCACGACCGCTTGGTCTGGTGCATTTGTTGGTTCTACATACTTGCCGATCACGCCTAATGAGAACTATCAATTCTCTCAGCGTAAAGTGTTTGCTGCGTTGAGCTCGAGTTTTCCGATCAAAGCAAACATCAAGACAACTAGCGAATACGTTAGCCCTGTGATTGATCTGGATCGTGTGAGTCTGATCAAGATTGATTCTGTCATCAATGATGCTCGCCCCGCTCTGGCGACGGCAACGATCAGTGGCGGGGGAGCTATTACTGGTTACACGATTCTGGATGGCGGTAACATGTATTCTGCGTCGCCTACCATCACGATTCTTCCTGCAGCCGGTGATACGGCTGGAACAGGAGCGGTGCCTGGATCGGCCACACTTGATACGAGCGGTGCTATCACAGCCATTGCTCTCGGCACGGCTGGATCTAGTTACACAGTACCTCCTCAGGTAATAATTGCTCCTCCTACAACCGGCGTGGCTCGCTATGTTGGTCCGGATGTTACGCTCAATGATCCTGCTTCACAGCTCAATACATACATCTCAATCAGCCGTCCGAAAAACACTAATGTGTATGTGTATGCTCGATTCCAAAGTGGTGCAACTCCTCTGAATCAGCAGCCCTGGCGACTGGTCCCGTTAATTGGAATTCCAGTTATTCCGACGTCAGACGATCAGGTTACATTTACAGAATGTGAATTTACTTTGACTAATCTGGCGCTCTTTACGGCATTCACGGTTAAAATTGAAATGACATCTAATGGATCTAATCCTCCATTGGTACCTCTGATCAAAGACTTCAGAGCAATTGCTACTACATAATACTAATATGGCCAAAGCGCGTACTCTTAAATCACCGACTATAATATCTACGGATGAGATCATTCATCCCATTGCTCCCGTACAGTCATCGGCCAAGTTAGCCACGATCGTTGAGAATCCATCTTTAGTCAAAGATCTGACCTCGCATGCTATCTTGAATCGTGATCACTCTGCGTATGAAGCGGCGCTTAAATTCCGTCAATATAGCAAACAGTCCAAGGAGACAATCATTGAACTTTCGGACCGTGTGGCTCAACTTGAAAACTTAGTTCGGGATCTGATCTCTCAGACTGGAACACCTCTTACTAAGGGCGAATAAATAAAAAATATATATGGCTTTTCCCTTTTCACTAACTTACAATAGCGCCGTAGGCATTCCGATATCAGACACATTTGATCAGTGGCGCCTCAAAACAGTGGCCATTGGTACAGATCTGACAAATGTTTACAATAATCTGAATACCTTATATGGTGACTTTGTTACGCTATCGGGCGTGCAGACCATCACGGGCGCTAAGACGTTTACCGCAACTCCCAAGATTCAGGCTACAACGGCAACGTTAACGTTTAGTGAAGGCAGCGGCACTGATTCGACTTTATATCGTCCTACCACGATCGGCGGATTACGTACTGACGGCATTTTGAATATTGGCGGTTCAAGCATTTTTACGCCCGGCGGAACTCCAACCGCCGTGCTTCCGACTACGACGATTCAAGGCAATTTAACGCATTCAGCCGGATATATCGCATCTTTTAATTCTCCTGCTACATTTAATTTTCCTGCTATATTTAATGGCACACTTAGTATTACCGGTAATACGGCACTAACTAACCTGTTGAATATGTCTGGTTCCGGAGCAATCTCTGGCGGCGCAATCAATAATACGACGATCGGTGCTACTACTGCATCTACTGGAAGATTTTCCAATCTGACTGCTACGGGAGCCGTAACATTTACCAGCGGAACCATCAATGGCACTACTATCGGTGCTTCTTCCAGCGCGGCTGGTACTTTTAGTACACTTACTTCGCCTAGTGTTACACTTACTGGTGGTACAATCAATTCTACAACTATTGGTGCAACGACTGCTACTACTGGAAGATTTACAACTGCGACTGCGACTACTGCATTTGTTGGACCTGGAGCTATTGCTCAGCGAGCATTTGCGTCGATCAAGGTAGCATCTTCAGTCGATTGGAAAACTCTTGGTGGTACTATTACTGGTAATCCTACTGCAGCACAGATGAATCAAGTTGCAGATCTTAAAATTACCAATTTTACGCCTAAAAGCTCTACGAGTAAAATTAAAGTACGAGTATATGGAAGATTTCATTCTAATTATGGTTCGGGTATAGATGCTATATTAGCAGTTTTTACGGTTGCTACTCCGGGTGTTCCGAGTAGCACTATACCCGATACTGGCGCTTTATTAGCAACTGGTCTATCAAACAATACTAATTCAGATATACCCGTTAATTTGGAATATGAATTTAATGCGTCGCTCTTGACGGCGCCGACTGATTTTTATGTCTATGTAGCTAAAGGTTCAAATAATGGTACAATAACATTTAATCGTCAAACTCTAGTTAATTTTACCTATACTGGAGGCGGAGGTATAGCTTCTTGGATTGAAGTTACGGAATATTATCAATAAATAGAGTCATCATGGCAACAAAATTCATTCTCAAGAGTTCAAACGTAACCGGTGCAACTCCTTCTTTGGACTATCTGGACTACGGTGAACTGGCCGTCAACTATGCAGATGGCAAGTTGTATTACAAGAATTCTGTTACTAATACCATTAGCCTATTGAATGGCTCAAGCAATATTACTATTGCTGGATCGATGACTGACTCATCGACGAGTGTTTTGACTATTGGAGTAATTCCAATCAAGCTTGATGGTTCGACCTTTGGCTGGTCTCAGTTTAATTTGACCGGCAATCAGCGTGGTTCAAAAGCAATTGATATTCAGTCTGATCGCTCGGCCAACACACAGATTGCCTCTGGCGCTAATTCGCTGACATTTGGCCAGAATAATACCGCCTCTGCTTCGGCTTCAATGGCCGTTGGAGCTAGTGTTAATGTTGCAACTGCTTCTACATTAGAGCTTGGTCAATGGTATAATTTGACGACTCGTGGCGGGGCGGTTCGTATTCATTCTAACGGCACCGTGGCTATTACAACGCGTGAGACTAGCACGGCATATACGGACGGCGGAGCAACTGCTGGCGCAGAAAGCGCCACGGCTCTTCCTCGTTCCGGCACAGCATTTCGCTGGAATGCTGGAATGCTTTATATTGATCATAATGATTCTGCAGGTTCAATTCTGACGTATTCTCCAATGAT